TCGTCATGAATGACGTGCAGGCGTCGATGATGCGCGCCGTTTGGTATTGGAACCTGATCCTGAAGGGCCGTCAGCACGGGATCTCGACGCTCATCGTGCTGCTGATGCTCGACACGGCTTTGTTCTATCCGAACACCCAGTGTGGCCTGGTCGACGCGACGTTGACCGATGCCGAGAAGAAGCTGGACAAGGCCAAGCACGCCTATGCGTCGCTGCCGCCCGAGTTCCGGCGCGCCTCGCCGCTCAGGAAAGAAAACAACACCGAGCTGGAGTTCTATAACGGCAGCTCGATAAGTGTCGGGACGTCCCATCGCGGCGGCACGCTGCAGATCTTGCACGTGTCGGAGCTGGGCAAGATCGCCGCGACGGCGCCCAAGCGCAGCCGGGAGATCAGGACCGGCGCCTTCGGAACTGTCCACGCCGGCAACACGGTGTTCGTGGAGAGCACGGCGGAAGGTGCTGCCGGTGATTTCTACGACCTGGCCGACGCGGCGATGAAGGCTCAGGCGGCTGGCAAGTCGCCCACGCCGCTCGATTTCAAACTGATCTTTCTGCCGTGGCAGATGCGGCGGCAGTACCGCCTGAGCCCGGACGGTGTGGTCATCCACAAGGAGCTTGGCGAGTATTTCGCCGACATGGCTGCGCGGTACGGCATCCGGCTCGATGACGAGCAGAAGGCTTGGTATGCGGTGCAGCGCGCCAAGCTGGGTCCCGATATGATGTGGCGGGAGTACCCGAGCTATCCGGAGGAGGCGTTCAAGGTGTCGCTCGAGGGCGCCGTGTTCCGGCGCGAGATGACGCGGCTGAGGGAGAAGCGCCGGATCGGCGTGGTTGAGCATGATCAGGCGCTGCCGGTGAACACGTTCTGGGACATCGCCAAGGGGCCGAATACCGCCATCTGGTTCCACCAGAACAACGGCTCCAACATGCACCACCTGATCGACTATTATGAGAACAGCGGCGAGGGGGTACAGCACTACCGGCGCTACCTGGAGGAGCTGGCCCGCGAGAAGGGATACACCTATCGCAAGCACTACGGCCCGCACGACCTGGACAACTCCAACTGGACGCTGCCCGGCCAGAAGAAGGTCAAAGACGTGGCGTTCGAGCTCGGGTTGCCGTTCGAGGTGGTGCCGCGGGTGTCCAACAAGGCGGATGCGATCGAGGCCGCGCGCAACTTCCTGTCGATGTGCTGGATCGACGAGGAGAACTGCGCGCAGGGCATCCGCTGTCTGGACAATTACAGCTGGGTTTGGGACGACGTGAACGGGCGGTACAAGGACGAGCCTGCGCACAACTGGGCTTCGCACGGGGCCGACGCTCTGCAGACAGGGGCATGCGGGTTCGCGCCTGACTATGTTCCGCCGCCGTCGGACAGGTACGCCAAGCCGCGGACAGGAGGCAGTGCGTGGGCAGCGTAGAGCCGGAGATCAGCACGGTGGTGCTCCCGGACGGGCAGATGGGCGTGATCGGGGCTTGGAAGCGTCCGGACGGGCTCTATCTGCGTCACGGTGTGCGCGTGGCGGCGGGTGACATGACAACCGCAAGGGCGAAGCTGAAGGACTGGTACGATGGCCAAAGGCAAACCGAAACCTAAGCCGCGTCCGAAGCCTAGGCCTGGCGGCGGCTACTGACGCCGCACGTCGAGCCGTGGCCGACTACGACACCGACGAGCCCGAGACCGCCGAGGCGGACCCGGGCCGTACCGACGACAGCCTTCTCCGCCGCATCCGCAGGTGGGAGCGCCAGGCGCGCAACCACTGGTCGAAGTGGCGCGAGGAGGCTCGCCGCTCTTACGCCTTTCATGCCGGCGACCAGTGGACCAGCGAGGACAAGGCCGCGCTGCTCGACCAGATGCGCCAGCCCGTCACCTTCAACCGCGTCGGGCCTATGGTTGACGCCGTCACAGGCGCGGAGATCCTGAACCGGCAGGAAGTGCGCTACATGCCGCGCGAGCAGGGCGACGTGCAGGTGTCCGAGCTCGTCACGGCTGCCGATGAGTGGTCACGCGATCTAGCCGATACCGAGGACGAGGAGAGCGACGCTTTCGGCGACGTGGTGATCTGCGGGCTAGGCTGGACCGAGACGCGGATGGACTACAGCATCGACCCCGAGGGCCGCATCGTCGACGAGCGCATAGACCCGCTTGAGATGTGGGCGGTTCCCAACGGCGCCTTCCAGCGCAACCTGGGCAACTCGCGCTGCCTCGTCCGCGCGCGTTACCGCGACAAGGACAGCCTGCCGCCGGCGTGGCGCAAGAAGCTGCCGACGGCTATTGCAGGCAACAGCCAGGACGATCCCGCGACGGGCTGGACCGGGCCGCGGGACGACTACGAGCGCGAGGACGAGCCGCACAGGAAGGAGGCCGGCGCCGACCGGCGTGAGGTGTGGGTGCGCCACGTGCAGTGGTGGGACGAGGAGCCGGTCTGGCGCATCGCCGACCCGATGACCGGCCAGGCCGCGACGTTGACACGTCAACAGTTGCGGCAGGTGAACGCGATGTTCATCAGCAACGGTATGAAGCCGCCCGAGGCGATGGAGATCCAGACCCGCAAGTATTATCAGGCGGTGATCTGCGGCTCGGTGTTTCTGGAGGAAAAGACGGAGATCGAGGCCGGCGCTTTCACCTTCAAGTGCATCACCGGCAAACGTGATCGCAACACCAACACGTTCTACGGTGCGGTCAGGGCGATGATCGACCCGCAGATGTGGGGCAACAAGTTCTTCGTGCAGATACTGGACATCCTGAATACCGCTGCGAAAGGCGGTATCATGTACGAGCAGGACAGTTTCGCGAACCCGCGCAAGGCCCTGGAGGACTGGTCGAACCCGCGCGCGCCAATCGAGATGAAGCGCGGCGCGCTCTCGGGCCAGAACGCGATGGTGAAGGAACGGCCGCAGGTGGTGTGGCCGGCCGGCACCGAGCGGCTGATGGAGTTCGTGCACAACATGATGCCCCAGACCTCGGGCATCAACATGGAGCTGCTGGGGCTAGTCGAGCGCGACCAGCCTGGCGTGCTGGAGGCGCAGCGCAAGAAGGCCGGATATGCGATCCTGGCCGTGTTCTTCGATAGCCTGCGCCGCTACCGCAAGGAGAAGGGTCGCGTCCGTCTCTACTTCATCCAGCACTACATTTCCGACGGGCGGCTGGTCCGCATCAAGGGCCGCGATGCCACCATGCAGTACGTGCCGCTGGTGCGCGAGCCGGGTGTGTCGACCTACGACGTGATTGTCGACGAGGCGCCCATGTCGCCGAACCAGAAGGAGCAGACCTGGCTGATGATCCAGGCCATGCTGCCGATGCTGGCCAAGCTGAACGTGCCGATCGAGGTATGGGCGAAGATCTTGGAGTACAGCCCGCTGCCGTCCAGCGTGTCGGCCGAGATCGGGCAGATGCTGGCGCAGAAGGCGCAGGAGCCGCCGCCTCCCGATCCCGAGATGATGAAGGTGCAGGCGCAGCTAGAGGCGAGGAAGGCCGAGCTGGAGATGGATGCCCAGGCGCAGCAGCAGCAGGCCGCGCTGGAGCGCGAGAAGGCCGAGCAGGAGCTGGCGATCGAGCGCGAGAAGGCGCAGATCGAGATGCGCAAGGCCGCGGTCGACCTGCAGATCCAGCGCGAGAAGGGCCGGCTGGATATCGAGGCCACCTACGCGAAGATCGACGCCGACATGGCCATGGCGCAGCAGAAGGCCGCCACGCAGGCCCAGGCTGACGAGCAGAAGCTGGATGCGCAGCGGGCGAAGGACGAGCAGGCGGTAGCCGCGGCCATGGCCAAGGCCAGAGCGGCGCCGAAGCGGCCGGCGAAGGCTGCCTGATGCCGTTCGGTCCGGTCCCGAGCGACTACGACCCGGTGGCGGAATTGCTGGCGCTCGATCCGGTCGGGCTGTGGCTTCCTACTGCTGGCAACATCGGGCCTACGGATGCTGGCCTGGGTAATGTGGCGGTCGGTGGTACGGTCGGATTCATTGCCGGGCTCGGCTCCGACGGTGGCGCGCTTGCGCAGTCGGTGGCCGGCAGCCGTCCCATTTATCAGGCCAGCGGTGGCGTGCAGTGGGTGGAGTTCGACGGCGTCGACGACGCGGTGCAGGTGACCTTTGCCGAGACGTTCGATCAGCCCCTTGACCGTGTGTCGGGCTGGCGGCGGCTGTCCACCGACAACGTCGGCCGGCTGTTCCGGGACACGGCCAGTATCAACGGGCAGCTCTATTTCGAGCAGACCGACGAGGTGCGCATCTTCTCCGGCGTGGAAGGTGACGTGACTCGGCCGATCCCGGACCAGGATGTGGATTTCGTGGTTACCGAGCGGCATTCCGGCGCAGCGAGCCGGCTTGCCGTAGACGACGGCGATTACGATACCGGCGATGCCGGCACGGCCAGCACGGCAGGAACCGGCATAGGCATCGGCAACAAGCCCAACGTGCGGTTCCACGGCGCCGTTATGGGGCATGGGTGGACCGATGAGCAGATTGAATCTGCCCAGCTCGCGATAGCGTTTCTGCAGGGCCGCGTGGAGCGCCTGCTGGTCTTTGCCGACAGTGTCGACGGCGGCGGCGGGCACAAGCAGCCCAAGCGTACGCTACCTTGGTGGTGGCAGTCCTATTTCGAGCAGTGGCTCGATGAGATCGACGCCGAATGGCGCGAGCGGGCGAAGAAGCTGGAGGCGGAGCGGGCGCGCGCGTACGAGTTGGAGGTCGCGGCACGCCGCGAGGACCTCCGGCAGAAGCGCGCCGAAGAGGCCCGTCTTGCCGCCGTCGCGGCCGAGCAGCAGCGTGTGCTCGACATGCAGCTGCAGGCCGCCATTCGTCGCCTGCAGGACGAGGACGACGCACGCAGAGCGGCAGAGGCGGCGCGCGTTCAGGCGGCTCTCGCCGGACGTGACGCACGCGCTGTACAGGCCGCCCTGCGTGCCGACGAGGAGGAGCTGCGCGAGCTGCGGCGCGTCTCCCGCAGCGGGGCATACGGGTACGAGAGGCGTTTCAGGGCCGCTGTCGGCGCGCTGCGCAAGCAGGGCTGGCGGGCCAAGATGAGCTGAGGAAGGCATGGGCGATGTGACGACTACACCGGCAGCCGATCCAGATGCCGGCAAATACGAGGACCTGCGCAATGAGCTCGGCATAGAGGCCGCGCCGGTTGCCGAGCCCGGCGCCGAGCCGGAGCCGCAAGCGCCTGCAGCAGAGCCGGAGCCCCCCAAGCCCGAGCACGTGCCGTTCTCCGAGCATGAGAACGTGCAGCGCGCCTTGCGCGAGGCCCGGGCCCAGCAGAAGGCGTCCGACGAGCGCTTTGCCCAGCTCATGCGCGTCATCGAGCAGTCACGCACCCGCGAGCCGGATCCGAAGAAGGACGACAAGCCGGCGCTGCCGGCCAAGGAGGAGGATCCGATCGGGTACTTCGAGGGCCGCATCGGGCAGCTGGAGGCGGCGCTGACCGAGGCGCGCCAGGGCAGCCAGCACGCCACGCAGGACGTGCAGGCGCTGCATGAGCGCCAGCAGATCGACGCGCTGATCGAGCACTCCGAGCGCGATATCCGCAACCCGGCCTCACAGGCGCACAAGGCCGATTACGACGACGCGATCCAGCACATCCGGGCAACGCGGGTCGCCGAGCTCAACCTTATGTACCCCGACGATAGCCAGGTGGCGCAGCATATCGCGCAGCAGCAGGGCTTCCGCAGCGTGGCCGACCTGAAGAACGCTATCTTTGCGAACGACGCTGATCAGGTGACGCGGCAGGCGCTGGCGCTAGGCATCCCGCCGGCTCAGTTCTATTACGAGGTCGCCAAGGGCCGCGGCTACATGCCCAAGGCGGCTGGCAAGGTGCCGGCGGGGCAGAACGGCAAGTCGCTGGCGGAGCAGGCCAAGGCTCAGCTGGATACGGCCAAGCGCGGGCAGAAGGCGGCGGTGAGCATCTCTGGCGGCAGCTCGGGGCGCAAGGGCGCGGAGGACCTGTCGGTGGCCGACCTCGCCGATCTGTTCATCGAAGACCCGGAGATGGCGGACAAGATATGGGACCAGATGGCGCGCGCGGGCAAGCTGGGATGACCGGACCGCTGCCGCCACACCCGGCCAGCCGGCGGGCCCGGCAGGTTGCCCTTGCCGAGCAGGCGCGGCAGGCGCCCGAAGAGCCGCAGCGCGCGCCCACGGCGACGGAGCAGCTGGAGGCCCTCGTGCGGCTGCGGGCGGCCAACGACGGCTGTGTGGTGCAGAGGCCGGCGCCGCTGACGCCTGAGGCGTTCCGCAAGTGGCTGCACGCGACCTCAGAGGTAGGCGCGCCCGGCGACGTGGAGGTTGCCTGGCACTACTACGGCAACGCCGCCGTGAAGGCGCAGCTGGAGAACGAGTACGTGGCGCTGAAGAACCAGGCCGGCCGGCGGCATCGGACGGTTGTCGACGCTGCCGAGCGCGAGCGTCTGGAAGCGCAGACAGCCTCGGAGGCGCGTGCTACTCGTGCCGGCATCGAACGCCAGATAGTTGGACACGAGGCCGCTATCGCGGAGCTGCGGCGCAGGCTCGCACAGATGTAGGTTCGCCGCGCCGCGGGGCGTCATCCGCGGCATTCGAGTTGGCCACACCGCGTCAAAGGTGGCCCGGTTCTCCGGCTCGCACCGCAAGCGAAGACCATCGCCCGCGCATCGAGGCGTCATTCGAAGCACACCGCCGATCCCATCAACAGCCCCGCCGGTTTGAGGCCGCGCGGGGTCACGCCCGAGGTGTGCCGACGTGGCAGACACGACCTACAATCTCAACGACCCGGAGAGCGTCAAGCTCTGGAGTCGCAAGCTGGACCGCGAGGCGCTGAAGAGGACCTACCTCAAGCGCTTCATGGGCTCCGGCACAGACAGCATCATCACGGTCAAGAACGAGACCAACCGGCAGCGTGGCGACAAGATATACGTCACGCTGCGCAAGCAGCTGAGGGGCCGCGGCGTCGTCGGCGACACGACCCTGGAGGGCAACGAGGAGTCGCTCTCGACCTTCGTGCAGGGCCTGGAGATCAACCAGCTCCGGCATGCTGTCCGCTCCGCCGGCGAGATGACGCAGCAGCGCGTCACCTTCTCGCTCCGGGACGAGGGCATGCAGGGCCTCGCCGACTGGTGGGCCGAGCGCTGGGACATCTGGGGGTTCTATCACCTCTGCGGCTTCACCCCCGGCAACACCACCGGCACCGCCGGCAGCGACACCGATGCCACCGGCTCGGAGTACAACGGCCACAACACGATCACGGCGCCTACCCGTGTCGTGCGCGCCGGTTCCGGGCTGACGGCGGACCAGTCGCTGACGACCTCCAACGTGTTCTCGCTGATCCTGATCGACAAGGCGATCGAGAACGCCAAGGTTGCCCAGACCGGCACCGGGAGGAACCCTATCCGTCCCGTGATGGTCGGCGGCAAGCCCTACTTCGTGGTGTTTTTGCACCCGTATCAGGTGACGGACCTGCGCACGAAGTCGAGCTCCGACACCGCGCATCCGATCCTCTGGTACGACATTCATCGTTCCAGGCTGCAGGGCGGGCAGGGCGACGAGAATCCGATCCTGAACGGGGCGCTCGGCGAGTACAACGGCTGCATCCTGCACGAGAGCACGCACATCCCCAAGGGTGTGAGCAGCTCCACCGGGTTGGCGGTCAGCAACACTCGCCGTGCTGTGCTGTGCGGGGCGCAGGCGGCCATTGCCGGCTTCGGCATCGGCCACGACCAGTCGACGTACGATTGGTTCGAGCAGCGTTTCGACTACGGCAACAAGCTGGGCGTTAAGGCCGGCTGCATCTCCGGGCTGAAGAAGTCCACGTATACGGAGAGCAGCACCGACCACGACTTCGCGGCCGTGGTCATGTCGTCCTACGCCGCGGCGCACACCTGATAGGAGGCCACGATGGCAGTCGGAACAACGGCCCGGAAGCCTGAAGGTCTCCAGGTCTCTTTCCTCGAGATCCGGCACAACGCCGGTGACGCGACGGACACCAACGGCACCCAGTTCCTGATCGGGACCATCCCGAAGGGAGCCATGGTGACAGCGGTCTACAAGAAGCAGGCCGAGGCGCCGGCTGGCGGTGCCCGGCAGCTCTGGATAGGCACCACGGCGGCGAAGAGCTCGCTGGTCGGGGCGGCCGGCATTGCCGAGGGCACCTCGACGACGGTGCAGGTGCCGACCGGCATCAAGTCGGTGAACTTCACCCAGGACACCGACCTTTACATCACGCAGACCGGCATGACGACGACCAAGCCGACTGCGGGACAGTTCGACATCGCGGTTGCCTACGTGGTGTCGTCGTTGTTTGGATCAACCCCAGCCTGACGGAGACTGCCTAGTGAGTGGTTACTATCAGTACATCGGGGCGGCGCCGGTCGCGCCATCGCCTTACTACGTGCTGCTGGCGACGCCGGCGACCAATCATCCCGAGTGCAACCACTCCAAGTCCATGGCCGCGACGGTGGAAACACTGTCGCGCGCCGGGGTCCAGTTCGACTTTCTGATGGTGCAGGGGAGTTGCCACGTCGACGACGTGCGCAACGGCATCATCAGGGACTTTCTGAAATTCGAGCGCCCCCGCAGCGACAGCCCCAACTGCCGGCACACCTACACCGATCTGTTTTTCATCGACGCCGACATGGGATGGGATGCCAAGGGCGTGCTGGATCTGCTGATGGCGCCCGGGGACGTCGTGGCCGGCGTCTACCGGCACAAGAACGACACGGAGACCTACCCGTTCGTGGCCGGGCAGTTCGAGGGGCTGGGCAAGAACGAGAACAACCTGTTCGAGATGGAGAAGGCGGCGACTGGGTTCATGCGCATTCGCCGTCCCGTGCTGGAGAAGCTGACGGAGGTCGAGCGCGGCGGCGGCTTGCGGAAGTCGGGCTTCCCGCGGGCGTGGTGGCCCAATCCGGACGACGAGAAGGCCAACCCCAATCATTCGGTGGCGCGCATCGTGGAACGCGGCTGGCCGCGCGAGGTCGGCATCCCCAAGGAGGTGCACGCCGGCAACGACTACCAGTCCGGCGATTACATGCTGTGCCTGAAGGCGCGTGCGGCCGGCTTCCGGGTGTTCGTGGACCCGGACATGCAGTTCAGCCACGCCGGCGCCCAGGTCTGGCAGGGCCATTTCGGCAACCACCTGCGCCGTCAGCAGCGGGTGCTGCCGCAGCCGTTCCTGGACGCTGTAGAGGTGCTGCGAGCCGGTAAGGCTGAGCCTGACACGTTCGCGGCGCTGTTCGAGGGCTGGGACATCATCTCTGGTCGCTCGCCGATGAACAACCCATGGACGCTGGAGGCTGAGGCGCTAGCCGAGCTGTACGCCAGGGCGCGCGAGGCTACGCAGCCGGTGCTGGAGATGGGCTCCGGGTTGACGACAGTCGTGCTAGGGCTGGCTCTGCAGGGCAGCGGCCTGGCTGTGCACGTGCTGGAGTGTCACCTGGAAAGCTGGCGCGACACGGCGGCAATCCTGAACCGGCTCGCGATCAAGAACGTCGTGCTGCACTATGCTCCGCTGGTGCCGATCGGGCCGAAGGCCGACGAGGTGGCCTACGGCGAGGCGGAGCTGCCCGAGAGCTTCGGGCTGGTGCTGGTGGATGGGCCCTACCACTCGCCGCAGCGCAAGACGGCGCTATGGGCACTGCGCGAGCGCATCAGGGCGGCGACACTGCTGATCGACGACGTGGACACCAGCGTCGGCCTGCTGGAGATGCTGGGCAAGGCCGGGCATGCCGTCGACGTGAGGGAAGGCGGCAAGAAGCGCTGGGCGGTAGCCGTGCCGTCGGGGACCGATCCGAGGGCCAAGGCGTTCGCCGCACCGAAGGCGAGGCTGGAGCCGGTGGTGGTGTCACTCACGTCGCACCCGCCGCGCTACAAGCATCTGCACCACGCGCTGCAGAGCCTGCTGAACCAGGACGTGAAGCCGGACGCTACGGTGCTGTGGCTGACGCGAGCTGAATTCGCCGCGCTGCCTTCCACCGTCCTGCGCATGGACGGTCTCACCATTCGGCAGGTGGAGGAGGACATCCGCAGTTACAAGAAGCTGGTGCCGGCGCTGGAGGCGTACCCGGACGCCTATATCGTTACGGCCGACGACGACCTGGTCTATCCGCCGTCGTGGCTGCGAGAGTTGGCGGAGGCGCATCGCAGCGACAAGGAGATTCTGCTGCGGCGCGGGCGGTTGCCGACGAACACGCCTGACGGGGGCATTGGGAGCTATAACACCTGGCCGCTGGCGTGGAAGCCTGGCGATAGCAATTCGGGGCTGTTCCCCACGTCCTGCCACGGCATGCTGGTGCCGCCTTGCGCGATGGCGCCGGAGGTCCTGGACATGGCCAAGGCGCGCTCGCTCTGCCCGATGAACGATGACATCTGGTGGTACTGGATGGGGCTGCTGGGCGGCTCGACGTTCCGGCTGATCGACAGTTCGCAGCCGATCTACGACCTGCCGAGTGGCGCCGACGGGCTGTGGTCGCAGCACAACCGCGACGGCGGCAACGACCGGCAGATCGCTGCGATGGTCGAAGCCTACGGCATGCCGTGGGTTTCACAGCCTGCTGAGGCTGCGGAGTGAGACGCATGGCAACAGACTACACGCCGAGCATGAAGTTGAGTCTGGTCGATCTGATCACGCTGCATACGCTCCTGCTCTTTCATATTGAGGCAGAGGAAGCCAAGGGCGCTAACACAACGAGAGATCGAGACCTGCTTGGACGCATTCGTGCAGAAATCGAACGTCGAGAAGAGTTCAGGCGGTTGAAGGCGCGACCAGAAGAGGCTGCGGAGTGACCACCTTCGCCACGATGCAGGCCCGCATCGCTGACGAGACCTTGCGCGACGACCTCGCCAGCCAGATCCGGCAGTCGATCAACAGCGCCATCCAGACCTGGGAAGGCCAGCGTTTCGCCTTCAACGAGACGCGCTGGACCATCAACACGGTGGCCGGCACCGAGTATTACACCATGGCCTCGCCGACGCTGCTAACCAGCGCCGGTGCCGCGGTTGCAACCGGCGAGCTGGTGCTGGAGCTCGATGACATCGTGGCCGTCGTCGACAGCATGCCCTATCGGCTCTGCCCGCGCACTCAGCAGTACGTCAACGAGTGGCAGGACGACAGTTTTCAGAGCCAGCCGGACAGCTACACGATCTATGGCGACCAGCTGCGCATCTTCCCTACGCCCGATGACGCCTACGAGCTGCGGCTGAACGGGCTGGCGCGGCTCGGACCCAACCCGCTCTCCAGTGACAACGACACCAACGGGTGGATGACGGATGGCGAGGCGCTGATCCGGCACCAGGCGAAATTCCTGCTCTATCGCGACGTGATCCGCGACAAGGACGGCATGGCGCTGGCCTCGGAGGGCATCAAGGAGGCGGAATGGAGCCTCAAGCGCAAGATGTCCGCCAAGGTCATGATCGGCCATCAGGTGCACCGCAGTCTCTGACATGCCGGAGACCATTCCGTTCGCAGCGTTCGAGCCCGACAAGAGCGACCGCGAGAACCCGACGGCCGAGGCCAAGGGCGTTGTTTCCTATGGCGGGCAGTACGCACCGTTCCCGGACCTCGCCGATTACGATGCCGACGCTGAGGCCGATGCCCAGGTGGTCGGCGCGCGTGCCGTCTACGACAGTTCGACGGCGCCCAACATCTTTTTCGGCGACGCGTCCAAGCTCTACAAGCTGACCGACCGTGCTGCCGAGGATGTGTCGAAGTCTGGTGGCTACGCGCTGACCTCAGAAGGCACGTGGCAGTTCGCCCAGTTCGGCGACAACGTGGTGGCGGTGACGGGCGCCGAGGTGCCGCAGCACTACGAGATGGGCACCAGCGCCGACTTCACCGATCTGGCCGGCTCGCCGCCGTCGGCCGCGACCAGCGTCGCCCGCGTCAACGACTTCCTGATGATGGGGGAGCTGTACACGGCGCACTGGTCTGCCTTCAACGACATTACTGACTGGACGCCAGATCCAGCAACCCAGGCCGGCAACCAGGAGCTGGACCAGGAGCAGGGGGAAATCCAGACCATCATTGGCCTGGACTACGCGGCGCTCTTTCAGGAGCGCGCCGTGCGCCGGGCCATCTACGTCGGCCCTCCGGTGATCTGGGACTTCGGCCAGGACTACGTCGAGAAGGCCGCGGGCTGCGTCTCGCGCAACGGTGCGGCGGCCTACAACCGGCTGATCTTCTATGTCTCCGACGGCGGCTTCCGGGTGTTCGACGGTCAGGCCAGCGTGTCGATTGGGCACGGCAAGGTCGACGACTACTTCGTGCGGCGGCTCAATTATCCCTACCGGCACCGGGTGGCGGTGGGCGTCGATCCGCAGCGCAAGCTCGTTGTGTTCGGCTATCCGGCCGGATCGAGCGAGGTCATCTCCGATCTGCTGATCTACGCGGTGGAGGACGGCCGCTGGACCAGGGACGAGGTGGACCTCGACTTCCTGTTCGACACGCCGTCGGAGCCGGAGAGTATCGACGTCTCGTCCGGGTTCTGGGATCAGAGCATCGATGCGGCGCCGCTATCGACGTTCGACATCGACTCGGGCGTGTTCGACGACCGGCGGCGGAGACTGGCGGGGTTCAAGGTGGCCAACCATCGCCTGGCGCTGTTCACGGGCGCGGCGCGAGCGGCGACGCTGCACACGCGCGAGTTCGAGCCGATGGCTGGGATGCGGGCGATGGTGAGCGAGATCTGGCCGCTGGGCGATTTCCAGCAGGGGCAGGTGTCGGCGGCAGTGGGCTATCGCAAGGCGCTGCCGGGCGAGGCAATGCAGTTCACGAATCCCACGACCATGAACCGGGCCGGGTTCTGCCCACAGCGGGTGGACGCGCGGTTTCTGCTCGGGCGGGTGCTTCTGGGTGCCGGCGCGAGCTGGCGGCGGATGGAAGGCATACACGCGACGGCAACGCCGACGGGGCAAAGATAGCACATGGCCGAGATGGTTGATTTGGAGGTGGTGGACGCGAGCAACACCGACCGCTTTCCAGAGGGCATGCTGGGCGGGGCCATCAACAATGCCGCGCGTGCTCTGGAGGGCCTGCTGGCGCGCTGGTACTTCGACACCGACGGGTCGATCACGTCCACCGGCAGCGCGAACGCTTATGCCGTCACCAGCAACCGCACCATTGCGGCGCTGGTCAACAACACAGTGGTCGCCTTCACGGCGAATTTCGCCAATACCGGAGCCGCCACGCTGGCGCTCAACGGTCTTACGGCGAAGTCGATCAAGCGGCCGAACGGCGATGCTCTGGCTGCCAACGACATTGTCTCGGGCCAGCAGGTGGTCGTCGTCTACAAGTCGAGCCCGGATGAGTGGCGGCTGCTGAGCCCAGGCGCATTCCAAGCCGGCGATGCCATCGTGGGCGGGCTGGCGCTGGCCACGCAGACGCTGATGGAAGCCGCGGCATCGCTGGTTACGGCCGTCACGCCGGGGCGGCAGCACTTCCATCCGGGACACCCGAAAGCCGTAGGGCGTGGCGCGTCGGCCGGTGGGATTGTGGGCACGTCGTACAACGTGGCCTCCATCACCAGAAATTCGACCGGCAACTATACTGTTACGCTCACTAATGCCATGGCCGATACCAACTACGGCGTGGTGGTATCGTCGGAGTTCAATTCGGTTTCGGCGATCGCCAATTGGGCGGTCGTGAGTTCGAGCTCGTTCACGATCACTCTGGAGCGCGACAACGGAGACAACCTGGACAGGTACTTCTCCTTTGCCGTGTACGGCGATATGGCCTAGCAGCCCCACAGCCTGCACTCGATTGGCTCTGGCAGGATGGCGGTCAGCAGAAGAAGTGCTGCAGCGAGCACGAAGACAGTCAGTAGTGAAATGATGACAGCGCGCATCTGAAATGACATTCGACAGTCGCTGGAAGAACCCTCAAGGATCAGACCCTAAGCAGCTCCATCTGTGGGCGCAAGACCTTATCAGAGAGCTGCGCAAAGGTTCTTTCCAGGAAGGCATCGAAGGAGACATTTCCGACATAGTCAGCCTGCTGGCGACGCTATTTTTCAACGTCAACCTGCAAGTGTTCACGGCTTCCGGCACCTACACGCCCACGGCCAGCCTGCTCTATGCCGTCGTCGTCTCGACAGGCGGGGGAGGCGGCAGCGGCGGTGTCGACAGCGATGGTAGTTCGCGGGCGGCGTCAGGCGGCGGCGGCGCGGGCGGTACGTGCATCGAGCGCTTTACGGCCGCCCAGATCGGCGCCAACCAGACGGTGACCATCGGTGCTGCCGGTACTGCCGGAGCGAACACGGGTGGCAATGGTGGCAACGGCGGGGACACCACGTTTGGCTCGTTGCACACAGCGACCGGGGGAACCGGTGGGGCTGGCGTTGCCGGCACGGGCAACGAGCACACCACGCTTGGTGGCCTCGGCGGCGTACCGACTGGTGGCGCGCTGAACATCGCAGGTGGCGACGGTGGCACTGGCTACAGCGGCAACGGCCCCGGCGGCGTAGGCGGACATGGTGGTGCGTCGTTCTGGGGGGGCGGGGGCCGCGCCAATGTGCAGCTGAACAGCGCTGTGGGCACGGCTGCCGGCAGTGCCGGCGTGGCTTACGGGTCCGGCGGCGGCGGCTCCGCGAACATCAACACGGCAGGCGGCCAGGTCGGCGCCGATGGCGCTGCCGGCGTGTGCCTCGTGATCGAGTTCGTCGGCGGCGCGACCCCGTGAAAGCCGTCCAGGTGCCGCCGGCCAAGACGGCTGCTGCCTGGCCCTATGTCGAGCACTGGGTCAAGGCAGCCTTGGCTCGCGGCTCAGATCATGCCCCGCACGACGTGCGCGCCATGTGCGACCGCGGCGCCATGCAGATGTGGCTCGCCTGGAATGGCAAGCCAGTAGGCGTGTGCCTTACCGAGATCATCCTGTCGGCGCGCGGGCGGTGCTGCAACATCGTGGCGGTTGCGGGCGAGGGCTTCGACACGTGGCGGCACCTGGAGGCGGACGTGGCGCACTGGGCGCGCGAGCACTGGGGATGCGTGCGGCTGACCCTCGTGGGACGCCGTGGATGGGTGCGCCAGCTGCGGCCGGAGTGGAGACAGACGCTGGTGGTTATGGAACGTGAGCTGTGACAACAAGCAAGCAGACGTCCAGTCAGACCGCGGCCGGGCCTGGGTTTGCTGACCTATCCCGTGTCGGCCCCGGCCGCATCGAGCAAGCCTACCAGTCGGACATGACCAACCCGAGCCGGCTGGTGCCGCAGGCGTCGCAGTACCTCAGCAGCGTCATATCCGGCAACTACCTAAACCCCGCCAGCAACCCTAACCTCGGGGCGCTCACGGGTGCCATACGCGAGCAGGTGTTTCCGGCTGTTACGTCGGTGTTCGGTCGCGCCGGCCGCGGCAGCAGCGCCAACGACAGTGGGCTGGGCGGCGCTCTTACACGGGGCTTCACGAGCGCGTTGGCTCAGCCGCTGTTCAATCAGTACAACCAGGAGCGCGGGTTCCAGACGGTTGCCGCTGGGCAGGCTGGCGCGTTGGATGCGGCGGCGAACTTGCCGCTGGAGCAGTACCTGGAGCGTATGCGCAATCTGTCGCTGCTCGCCAGCAAGGGTACACAGACCTCCACTCCGAGCACGATGCAAACGCTTGCCGGCCTCGGGCTGACGGCGGCCAGCATGTTCGGCGGCGGGCCTATGGGCCTAGGGCTGGGAATGGGCGGCATGCCCTGGGGCGGGGGCGCCTGACATGCCGCTTCCCTGGGAGGGTGGAAACACCGACTGGCGCCGATGGGCGGATGCAATTGCCAGCATCGAGAGCGGCAATCGTTACGATCGGCGCGGCCCGCTGATTACCAACCCGCGCAGCCGCTATTACAACGAGCGCGCTTTGGGCCGCTACCAGATCATGCCCGGCAACCTGCGGCCGTGGTTGTCCGAGGCCGGCATGCAGGACATGACGCCGGACGCCTTCCTCGCCGACCAGAACGCCCAGGACCGGCTGTTCCAGCACCGCTTCGGCGGCTATGTGAACCGTTTCGGCAATACGAACGACGCGGCATCGATGTGGTTCACGGGTCGGCCTTTGAGCCAGGGCGGCAACGCTACCGACTATCAGCCCGGCAGCCATAGGGGCATCTCTGGCCAGGAGTACGTGCGGCGGTTCGGTGCGGCTATGGGGGCACCGCAGTCGCCCACACGCAGGCAGCCCGAGGTGCGGGGATGGCTGTGGCCGAGCTCGCTAGGGCTCACCAACGGCCAGCTGCCGCCATTCACGACCAGCGTAAACCGCGAGGTCGCGCCGCCTCTTGTGCCCGGCGATCCGACATTGGACATGCAGGAGCCGCCGCCGGCACCTCCGGGGCGCATCGACCCGTCGATGCTTCCGCCTGGCATGAACATCGGACTGCCGCCAGGTGTGGGCGATCTGGGTGCAGCCAGGCCGCCCCCTGGCATGAGTCAGGCGGAGATCGAGGCGGCAGTGCGCAACCCCGGGACGCCTCCTGGTGTGGGCAACCTGGGTAATCGTCAGCCCGCCGGCAACCAAACGCCGCCCCCGATAGACCCGACCGGCTTGAATTCGCCGCTGACCGATCTGGTGCGGGGCCCGCGCGGGCTGCTTGATGCACCCGGCAACCGCGAGGAAGTAACCACTGGGGACATCCTGGAGCGCGGACGCATCCCGCCGCCCACTGGCTTGTCGGAGGACGAGGCCAACCGCGTCGTCAACGAGGCTAGCCGGACACAGGGCGAGCGCGAGCGCTGGACGCCGACGGTCCACCGCGAGCCTCCGGGCCCCGGCTATTTCGAGCGGCTCGTGAACAACCGCGCATTTCTGATGGGTCTGTCGATCCTGGGGACGGCGCCGGGCGGCAACTGGGGGCCCAACGCGGTTCAGGCCGGACTGGCGTCACAGCGGGCGCGGCGCGAGGAAAGCGAGTATCAGCGGTTGCAGAACCGCCGTACTGTGATGGACCGCATCTGGGGTGAGGCATTCCCGAACGGGCAGGCCAACCTGCAACACCAGCTGCTGCAGGGCATCACGCCTGAAATGGCGTCCACCGTGTTCGCGCTGGGTCCGGAAGCGGGCCTGACGGAGCTGGGGCGGTTCCAGATGCTGCGGGGCCAGCAGGATCTGCAGCTGCGGCAGCGCCAGCGCATCCTGGAGATGATCGCCGGCCCGCAAGGCAACCAGCAGCCGCCGACCAGCAACCAGCCGCCGCCTGGCAATCTGCAGATACAGCCCCCGAACATTCAGCCCGGGTCTGCGATGTCCGACACCACGGGCAACCTGCAGCCGCCGGTCGGCAACACATATTCGGAGACGACCCCGCCGCCGTCCCTGACTGGCGGCACCGACAGCGGCAACCTGCAGATCAGGCGTCAGCCGCAGCAGGAGCCGATGGTCAACGTTTTCGGGCGCCAGACACCATTGAGCGAGGCCGTGCGGCGGGCGCAGATACTGGATCTGTTCGGCCAGAGGTCGGAGGCGCTGGAGCGCGAGATCCAGGACGCACGCCGCAACACCAACACGCCGGAGACGGTGCGCACCCGGGGGTTGCAGATCAACACCGCCTACCAGTCCATCATCGATGCGCTGGATCGTTACGAGCGGATCGTCGACCGTACTGGCGGCAACTTCAACCTGATCCCCAGCCAGGAGCAGGATGATGTGCGGACCGAGCGAACGAACATCCTCTTGCAGCTGAAGGAGCTGTTCAACCTGGGTGTTCTGAACGGGCCCGACCTGAACCTGATGGAGTCGATGCTGGTCGACCCAACCTACGGCGTTGGCTGGACCGGGCCGTTCGGGATGCAGAACATGTTCGGCAATGCTGCCGGTCGCGTTCGCAACAACACGTCCCGGCTGCGCGAGATGCTGCGAGGCATCCGCAATCGTGCCGTGGCGCCTCTCGGCATGGATGAGGTCGGCAGCAGCGACTTCCAGATCAGGCGGCTCAACTGATGGCCCGCTACGAGATATCGGCGCCCGATGGGGGGAAGTACGAGGTCACCGCCCCGGACGGCATGAGCGAAGGCGAGGTACTGCGCCGGTTCCAGACGGAAATCGGCGTCACCCCGCGCACGCCGGCAGCACCGGCCCGCGATCGCTCATGGGGTGAGTATCTGGGCGGCCTGGCCCGCCAGGGCGCACAGGGTCTCAGCTTCGGGTTCGCCGACGAGCTGGAGGCAGGCGCGCGCTCGCTGGTCGGAGGCCGCTCCTACGGGGACATAGTCGGCGAGGTCCGGCGCGAGAACGAGGAGTTCGCCCAGGACAACCCCGGCGCCTCGCTGACGGCCAACCTTGTTGGCGGCATCGTGCCGTTCACAGGCGGACCGCTGGGCGCAGCCGCGCGCTGGGCGATGCGGGGAGCCACGCTGCCCCGCACCGCTGGGCGCTCCGCTCTGCTGGGCGCCGGCGCGGGCGGCGCGGCCGGCCTCGGCGCCGGCGAGGGCGACCTGATGGAGCGGATGCCGAGCGGGCTCACCGGCGCGGCCTTCGGAGGCGCCATCGGTGCTGCCATACCGCCAGTGTTCGCCGGGGCCGGTCGCGGGCTGGAATGGGCGAACAACATCATGCGGCGCGGCAGGGCGCGTCCGAGCGCCGACTACCAGCCGCCGGTGCCACCGATGGGCCGGCCGATAGAGGGCGCGCGGTTCGTCAACGACGTGCCGATCCCGCCGACGCAGGAAGCACTGGGCGCCCAGAAAGGCGCGCTGAAGATGATCGACGACTGGATCACATCGGCTGGTGGTTCCATCGAAGGTCTGGATCGTGCCTGGCAGGCTGCGCAGCGCTCCAGGGTGCTCCACAGCAGTGGCGAGGCTATCAACGCCCAGACGCTGGCCGAGCTATACCCGCCGCTCCAGAGGCTGTTGCGGGCTGCAGCGAGCGGCTATCGCGAAGTGGGCGAGGACGTGACCCGGTTCCTGCGGGCGAGGCACACCGGCATTGCGAGCGCAGACGAGGCGGCCGGGCTGGCGCAGCGCGGCATCCCGACGCGCGAGCGGTTCATGCCGGGGCGCACGGTTGCCGAGAACCGGGAGCGGTTCGGGGTCGAGCTCGGCACCGGCGACAAGAACATCTCGCCTACAGGACAGCTCGGCCGGATGGTTGACGAAGGCAAGCGCCTGTTCCGCATCAAGGACAGCGACTTCCACGGGCATGCTGCCAATGCCAACCGCACCGTGCAGCAGATCATGGACTCGCTGGAGAAGACATCGCTTCCGGCACGCAAGGCCGCGTTCGGTGCCGGCGACATGGTCGATCTGCGTCCGGCAATCGGCCCGATCCTGACGGCGTGGGGACAGCGCGCCGCCGAGGACGCCCCCTTGATCGGTACGGTCGTTCGGCGGGCGCTGCGCCAGTTCTATACGACGGGCGGCGGAAAGGACGCCCAGATGATCCGCGACCTGCGGCGCTTCGACCGCGGCAAGCGGGCGCTCGACAAGCTCATCCAGGACAACCTCGGGAGCGAGGTCGGGTTCACGCTGCAGAACCTGAAGCGGGAGCTGCTGGCCGCTGTCGACGGCATCAAGCAGGGCCGGGTCGGAGAGCTCTACGCCCGCGCGCGCGGCATCTATGCCGGCGGCATGGAAGAGCGGGACATTCTCACGCGCTTCCGCGACCACGTGACCAAGTCCAACCCTGATGCCACGGTCGGCGACTACGACGCCTTGACAACCGCTGCGCACCGCAAGCTGGCGCGCCTCGGCTACATCTGGGGGATCGAGGATGCCAACCTCGGCCGCAGGGGTGCGCAGGACGCCACGCTGCTGCTCGATACCAACCGGGTGGAGCAGACCTTGACGGCGCTGGGGCGGCGCACACGGGCCCGCAGCCGGGATGCGGACGAGGTCATGCGCCGGTTCGGAAACTACATCGGCGGCGAGCAGGAGATGGTGCGCGGCACAGCGAAGACGGTGGTTGGCGGTTCCATGACCGACCGCAACCTGCAGGATGCGCTGGCGATGGGCACCATGGAGATTGCCCAGAACGTGCAGAGCCTGCGGGACATCGCGCGCGGATCGACATCGTTCTTCGACCTCGCCAGCCGCGGCATCCAGTGGGCGTACAACCGTGCCTTCGGCATGTCGGCCGATCGGGCGCGTGAGGTATCGAGGCTGCTGCTGACGGCCAACCCGCAGGAGATCACGGCGATCATCGCGTGGCTGCGCATGACGATGCCGGCCAGCCGGATGCGCCGGTTCGAAGAGCTGATGAGCCAGGTACAGCGCTCGGCCGCCGGCGCGCTCGGCGGGGCCGGGGCCGTTGGCGGGGCCGCCGCCGGACAGCAACCATCACCGGGGTTCATCTGATGGCAACGCTTCCGTTCGGCTTCGGCATGATGGGCGGGCTGCCGCAGGCCGCCGCTCCCAACCCGATGCTGGCCGCGCTGATGCAGGCCGGGTTGCTGGGGCCCAATGCCGGGGCACAGCCGCCCACGCCCAACGTGCCGCCTTCGGCCGATGTGGAGGCGCTGGTCAGGAGCCCGGGCAATCAGTTTGCCGCGCCGATGAACATGGCACCGCCGCCGCCGCCGCCTCTGCGGCTGCCGTCCGGTGTTGGCATGCAGCCTCCGGGGCCCAGAACACCGGAGCTGCACAGTGCCGAGCCGACCGGCAGTCGCGGCATCGCCGAGCTCTACACGCAGCTGCCGCTGATGATGGCTCCGGTGGGCCCGGCCCTGAACATGATCAACCGCGGCGTCGGCGCGGTAGGCCGCCGCGTCGGGTCCATGATGCAGTCAGCGCCGCGCACGGCCGGCGCGCTTGGGGCGGGCGGCGCCACCATGCTGGGGACGGCCGAGACTCAGGAAACTCCGCCACCCACGCCGGAGCTGCTGGAGGCGCAGGGGCGGCGCGGCAGGGCGGAGACGGCGAGGAACGAGCAGCAGGGCATCGTCGGCCGGCTGGAGCGCGATCTGGCTCGGTTCGGCCCCGACGTCGGCAACCGGCGCGAGGGGGAGAGCGCCGAGCAGCACCGCGAGCGCGTCATGGAGCTGCAGCGGGAGTTGGGCAGGGCCACGGATGCCGAAGGCAACCCGCTCTACCGGAGCAACCGCAGGGATCGGCAGGGCCGGTATCAGCCCGGTCCTATCGACGGCAACTGGGCTGGCGGAACGACGGCGGCGGCCGGTGCGCGGCGGGCGCAGCTGCAGGAGGAGCTGAAGGCGGCGCGTGAGGAGCTGGGACGGCGCAGCGGGGCTTACGACCGGGAGGACACGGCGGTATCGGGGATTGTGCGGCAGCTGAATCGTGACGCAGCAGATCGCAACAGGCCGTGGCATCGCCAGATCATGCGCGACTACGGGGATTGGATCGGGTTGGGCCTTGGCCTCGGTGCCGGATTGCCGCTGAGTGGATACGTCCGCAGCCGGTTGGTCGGTCCCGTCAATAGAGCGCGAGAGGAAGCTGCCGCAGGGGCAAATCGCCTTCTCGACCAGCCGACGAACAACATTCCAGGACGGGTTGCGGGCGTCAACGAGTTCTTCGTACGTGGCGGGCAGGAAAGACCGTTCCGCGATTCACCGCGGGCACGGGGTAATTTCATGCCGAACAACCCGCTTCCAGATGCCACCCGCCTCTATCCACCACCGGCTGGGTTGACCGGGCGGCTCGATGCCTTTGCGCAGCCGCGAGACCTGGGCCCGGCGGTTATGTATGGCGGTCTGTCCGGGCTCGGCGAGTGGAACATGGGGCGTGTCGAACGAGAGTTGACGGAAGCGAGACGCAGAGCTGATACCGATCCGAGCCGCGAGAACATGGAGGCACTGCGAAGAGCAGAAGATCGGCTTGAGACGGCACGTCTCGGGGCGCGCATACCCGAAGGTGCGGCACTGAGCTACCTGACCGCGATGGGCATCGTTCCCTATCATCAATTCAGGCCAGATGTTGCCCGCGGCGGTCGGGAGATGAATGCCTTGCTGAGGTGGCGGAACCGGCGTTGATCTACAGTCCTGTCGGTCTGCCGAACGCAATGTGCATGAATGCGCGGTACCAGAGAATTGCGGCTCCAGGCAATGTTGCCGCGAGCAGAGCGGCGAGAGCGAGCATCACGCAGTCGCGGTAGGCATAGAGGGTATCGAATAGCGCGATGAATGTGTACAGCAGGGCAAACAAGGCAACTGACGTGTACACAGATAACCTGGCTAGACGATCTGTCATTTGGCTCAGTCCGCGAAGAACCCCGATAGTGCCCAGCCGACGCCGGACAGGACGGCATATCCTATGCTGCCGCTCAGCAGTGCGCTGATGCCTACAGCGACTGCTCCACCGAGATCATTGGGGCCGTACACGGTAGCATAGCCGGCCGCGCCAATCAGCGTTGCGCATGCCACCACTGCGCACCCTGAAAACCACAGGACGCCGAACCGTCGGAAGCCAATCTGGATACGTCGTGCCATACCAGAACGCTACCCCGCCCGCACTGCAACGTGCAACAGGAAAACATGAGCAACTCGAATAATTCCGGCCCGCCGTGGCTCGTCCTCGCCCAGGCCGAGGTGGGCCTACGCGAGAAGCCCGGCCCGGATCACGAGGCCCGCGTCGTGCAGTTCTTCGCCGACGTCGGCCACGGCTGGGTCAAGGATGACGAGACGGCCTGGTGCGCCGCCTTCCTGGGCTCGG